GAGAGATATGAAAATGTCGATGTTTTGACTTTGAGAAATTTGGTCAGCGATTTTTCTTCAACAGAAAAACCAAACTTAAAAAAGGCAGAATCAGGAACTGGTAGAACTACCTTACCTGAAAATCCTTTTAAAGCAATGGAACAAAAAGACCAAAGAAAAAACTGGAACGACATTTTAAACTCTTATAAAAAATAATAATTTAAAACATTTTTTAAGGAGATAAAAAAATGGCAAATGTAACGGTATCAACCGCCGCAAATTTTATTCCTGAGATGTGGAGAGATGCAATTCTTGATTATGCTGAAAGAAAATTTCAGTTAAGAAATCAAGTTACTGACTTCTCATCTATGGTTTCAGGCGGTGGGGATGTTTTAAATATCCCTAAAGTAGCAGAAGAAACTGCAGCTGCTAAATCAGCTGGAAGTGCAGTTACTTACTCAGCAAACACTGACGGAGTAAGACAATTAACTATTGACCAACATCACTACGAAGCAAAAAGAATCGAGGACATCGTAAGAGTTCAAGAATCTGCTGACCTATTTAATGCTTATGCAAAATCAATGGGTTATGCTTTGGCTAAGAAAGTAGAAAGCTTTCTTGCAGCTACTATTCAAGGTAATACTGGTAATAATACAGATGTAGCAACAGACAACATCTTATTACCAGCTGAACTAAGAGGTGGTTTAGAGAAATTCTTAGACGCTAATCACGACTACACAGACGGAGAAACATACTTATATGTAAATCCTAAAGTGTATATGGGATTAATGGGTCAAGGCGACTTTACTGAATCTCAAAAAAGAGGAGATGCAGTAAACCCTATCGTTTCAGGTTCAGTTATGGAGATTTACGGTATGCCCGTATATGCTTCTACAGACTGGAGCGAAAGTGGAACTGACGGTACACAAATTGGAAGTGCTTTCAAAAAAGAAGCAGTTTACTTTGGGCAACAGATTGCTCCAAGAGTTCAGTCAGCTTATGACATTGACCACTTGGCAACTTCTGTTGTAGCTGATGTTTTATTTGGAGCTGTGTTATCACATGCTGCAAATAGCACATCTGCTGGAATTGTTAATTTCTTAAATCCATAACAGTAGATAATTTGGGGAGTTGAAATATACTCCCCTTATTAAAGGGAGAAAAAAATGGCAAATTATACATCAACGCATACAGGACAAGTTATAGATAGTGCAGTGACTAAGGTTAATGATATAACCGCTACTGCTTCAGAAGTAAATATAACAGATGGTTTAACTGTAACAACAGCTGAGTTAAATCAGTTGGATGATAAAACTGTAGGTGGAAGTAACAGCGATGACATTGTAGATGTAGGTTCAAGTCAATCTTTAGTAAATAAAACCCTTGAGGGTGGAACATATACATAATTAGGAGAATAAAATGTCGAATACAGTCCAGATAAAAAGACATAGTAGCAATACTAATTCATCAGCTCCAAGTAGTTTGGCGAATGGAGAATTAGCATTAAATCAAGCTAGTAAAAAATTATATGTCGGAAGGCATAACAATTCTAGTGTAGAAGTATTTCACTTACCTACACTACAAGACATTACTTATGGTAATGGTATAAGCGGAACAGTTGCTTCTGGCTCAGATGATAATTCATCAACATTAGCAGTAGATGTAACTGATTCTAATATTTTTGCAACAACAAGTGCTAAAGGTATTGCTTCTTTTTCAAGTGATAACTTTGCAGTAAGTAGTGGAGCAGTAACTATAAAAGATGGTGGAATTGTAACAGCTGAAATTGCAGCTGATGCTATAACCGCCGCTAAAATTGCTGACGATGCAATTGGCAGTGAACATATTGCCGATGATGCAGTAGTAGCAGCATCTATAGCAGATGGAGCAGTAAATACCGCTAGATTAGCGGCTGACGCTGTAACTGGAGCTAAACTAGCAGATGATGCGGTAGATAGCGAACATTTAGCTGATGGCTCTATTGATACAGCTCATATTGCAGATAATCAAGTTACTACAGCAAAATTAGCAGCAGATGCTGTTACTGGAGCACAAATAGCAGATGATGCTATAAATAGTGAACACTACACAGATGGTTCTATTGACACTGCACACATTGCTGACAATCAAGTCACAGCGGCTAAAATAGAAGATAATGTTGCCTTGCCAGGCAATTGTAGTTCTACTGGTAATTTTACAGTTGTTGGTAATTTAGTAGTTCAAGGAGATACTACTACTTTAAACACTGCTACATTAACAGTTGAAGATAAAGAGATTGTTATTGCTAGTGGAGCTGCCGATTCTGCAGCAGCAGATGGAGCTGGTATTAGAGTAGATGGAGCAAGTGCTACTATACTTTATGACCATACTGGAACGCAATGGGAATTTAACAAACCTATTGAAGCACAATCAGGTTTTAACAACACTACATTTGACGGCGGAACATACTAAACTAGGAGAACATTATGGCTAATACCATTAAAATTAAAGCTGGTACTGGCACTCCTGATACTAATGATATTGTAGATAGAGAATTAGCATTTGATAGAAGTGCAAACAAACTTTACATTAGAGATAATGATGATATTGTAGATTTATCAGGCAGTGCATCTTTAGATACTGAAGCGGTCCAAGACATTGTTGGAGCTATGTTTTCTGGAAACACAGAAACAAGAATATCAGCTACATACCAAGACGGAGATGGAACTATAGACTTGGTTGTAGATGACATGACCGCCGACACTAATACACAACTTTCTACTGAGCAAGTACAAGATATAGTGGGAGCTATGTTTTCTGGAAATACAGAAACTAGGATTACCGCAACTTATCAAGATTCAGATGGAACTATTGATTTAGTAGTGGATGATTTAGACACTGACACTCAACTTACTACAGAAAATGTTCAAGATATTGTTGGAGCTATGTTCACTTCAAACACTGAAACTCGTATTAGTGCAACCTATCAAGATGGGGATGGTACAATAGACTTAGTGGTTGATGATATGACTGCTGACACAAACACTCAGCTTTCAACGGAACAAGTTCAGGATATTGTTGGAGCAATGTTTTCAGGAAATACCGAAACTCGTATTAGTGCCACATACCAAGATGGAGATGGCACTATTGACTTAGTGGTTGACGACATGACGGCTAATACGCAGTTATCAAACTCTCAAGTTAGGTCAGCTGTTGAAGCGGCTAGTGATTCAAATGTCTTTACAGACGCTGACCATTCAAAACTAAATGGTATAGAAGCAAGTGCTACTGCAGACCAAACAGCTTCTGAAATACTAACCGCTATTAAAACAGTAGATGGAGGCGGTAGTGGTTTAGATGCAGATACATTAGACGGAATACAAAGCAGTAGCTTTTTAAGAAGTGATGCTGATGATACTACAAGTGGAACAATAACAGCTGGTGGATTTACTACAACAGGTACTGTTACAGCTGGAGCTTCCTCAAATCAAATTAGATTGAGAACAGTAAGTAATGCTAGTCCTATAGCTGATACTTTTTCTGGCAACACAGAACAATCATATATTGACTTTCTTGAAAGTACAAGCACGAATGACCCTGGTTATATTATGCACGAAACAAGAGATGAGGCAGAAACCAACGAAGGTGTTATTCACTTATGTCCGTCAGACGATAATGCAGACGGAGATTATGTTTCTATTCACGGAACAAATGACGCAGATACTTTAAAACTACATACATCTGGTAAGATAGAAGGTGTTACAACATTAGTTGCTACAACTTTAGATATAAGTGGAAATGCAGATATTGACGGAACATTAGAAACTGATGCACTTACTATTAATGGAACAACATCTGTTGCGTTTACAAGTTCTGACCATAGTAAATTAGACGGAATAGAAGCAAGTGCAGATGTAACTGACACTTCTAATGTTACTTCAGCCGGAGCATTAATGGATAGTGAGTGTACTAATCTATCAGCTGTTAAAGGAATAAACCAAGCATTAACTACAAGTTCTGATGTTACATTTTCTTCAGTTGATGCAGATACTATTGATGTATCAGGAGATTTAACTCTTGACGCAGACGGAGCTGACATAATATTAAAAGACGGTGGTACAGAATATGGTAGATTAACAAACTTTTTAGGTGGACTAACTTTGAAAACAGGTTCATCTGCTGCTAACGGTCTTATATTCTCAGCAGACGGAACTACTATGATTACTGGAGGTAGTATTCAGATGTCAGGAGGTTTTGTTCTTGACGGTAATACTATTACAGGTGTAGATGACTCAGGAGAGTTTACTGATGATGATGCTCACATTATGACATCTGCTGCTGTCAATGACAGAATACAAAGTTTTGGTTATGTAACTTCAGATACAACTCTTTCTACAGAACAAGTCCAGGATATAGTAGGAGCTATGTTTAGTAGCAATACAGAAACAAGAATATCAGCTACTTATCAGGATGGCGACGGCACGATAGACCTTGTAGTAGATGATATGACTGCAAATGATAATACACAATTATCTAATGAACAGGTTCAAGATATTGTCGGAGCAATGTTCTCAGGTAATACCGAAACTAGAATATCGGCTACCTATCAGGATGGAGATGGTACAATTGACTTAGTAGTAGATGATTTTGTTTCAGCCGGAGATACAGTTGATTTTAATAATCTTACTTGCGACCAAATTGGTGTGAATGTATCTGCCAATGGAACTAATGGTAGAATTGATGCTGGTAATGACATTGTTGCATTTTCATCATCAGACAAAAGATTAAAAGAAAATATTAAACCATTAGACAATGCACTTGATAAAGTTTCTAAAATTAATGGTATAGAGTTTGATTGGAAGCCATTAACAAAAGAAGAGAAAAAAACTATACATGGTAACGAAGGACATGATGTTGGTGTAATAGCACAAGAGATTGAAGAGGTATTACCAGAAGTAGTGCAAACAAGAGATACTGGATATAAAGCAGTCAAGTATGAAAAGATTGTACCACTATTAATTGAAGCAATTAAAGAACTAAAAACAGAAATAGAGGAGTTAAAGAAATAATGGCTTTACCTTCATCTGGACAAATCTCTATGGGAGATATAAGAACTGAATTGGGAGATAGTGGCTCTATTTCTTTAAAAGAAGCATCTGACGGAACAATAGCAACAATTAATACTGGTAATGCAAGTGCAGATAGACCAGACGGTAATGCTCCACACGCTATAACAGAATTCTATAGCTATGACCACGATTTAGCAACTACTGCTTGGAGTAATGTTCCAGCAGACTTTAATCTTCACGCATTAGCAAGTAATTTTAGTGTAGATTCTGCGGTTTCTGGAGCTGAAAGCATTACTTTGACTGGTGGTAGTGGCACAACGAGCATAAATTGTCAGCAACCAAGTAATGGTAATATAGATTTAAAAGTAGCTTTTTCTTTAAGTGGCGACCCAGGTTTTGGTGGTACAAGTAATAGTGGTAGTGGTTTTCAAAACAATGCTCCAGTTATTAATACTACTACCAATGATACAATCTATTTAAGATTTAAATTGGTTGAGGTAAAGGCAAATTCTGGAAATTTAAGTGCAGAAAACAGAACAATAACTTTTACTAATAATAGTGTAAGCAATACAGATTTACAGATTAATTGTCAGATTGCTGCTGGTGGTGGTGGAGGTGGAAGATGAAGGGTTATGCATCTATGACTACATATACAATAAAAGATGATTGTATTATAGATGAGTCTTCTGGTTGGGATGTAATGTCAACTTGGGAAACTCCTATTATGCAAAAACACGCTGATATAGTATGTGCTAATGGTGGACATATATTAGAATTTGGTTTTGGTATGGGAATTAGTGCTGGATTAATACAAAAGCACGATATTGAATCACACACGATTATAGAAATCAATGATGGAATATATGCCAATTTAGTAGAATGGGCTAAAGATAAGCCTAATGTTGTAGCAGTAAAAGGTGATTGGTATGATGATATACCTACAGATAAAAAGTATGATGGCATTTTTTATGATGGATTTGGAGATATGTTGAATAAAAGATATTTTCCTACAAGAATTATGCAGCATTGTAAAGAAGGAACTATACTTACATGGTATAATAATCTCTTAAAAGAAGAAAGCCAATATAGTGGCGATGTAAAAACAATGAATAGATTTCATAATGGTAAAGCATTAGGAGATGTAGAGCAGTTTAAAAGTCCAGAAAGAATTACTTACGAATCAGTAAGTTTAACAATACCAGATGAAGCTAGAGTAAAATGGTATTTAGAGGGAGATGGTAATATATACTATGCTCCACAATTATTAATAGACAATAATGATTTAAATTAATATAAAAGGGAAATAAAATGGAAATTGGTAAAGATAGCAAATTTACATTATCTATAGAAACAGCTGTAAGCATTTTAGTTACTGTAGGTATGATTATTGGTATGTGGTATTCCTTACAAGCAGAAATAGAACTTGCAAAAGAATTACCAGAACCAGAAGTATCACGAATGGAATATGACCTAAAAGACCAAATGATTCGTGATTCAATATTAAACACGGAAGGTAAGGTAGATAAGCTCGAAGAAAAAGTAGATGATATTAAAGAAGATACAAGAGCTATCACTGAAACACTTATCGATATGAACAACAAATGAGGAAGCATTACGATGAAAAAATATTACATTTTCTTTTTATCTGTCTTTGGATTTGTGTCGTTGCAGTCATCATTGCACTCACAGTCAGTTAACTTAGACAGTTTTCAAGATATACAATTAATGAGCCAAGAGAATTGTGCTGTTGTACAAATCAACGCATCTTGGAATTTTAAAAATAGAGTAGAGATTGAAAAATTAGCTAAACTTTGTTATGTTGGAGAAGTTGATTTATCCAACAAAGCAATTGGAGCAGTTATACAAAAAGAATGGAACATAAAAGTTGTTCCAACTATTATAATTTTCAAAGATGGCTCAGAAGTTCAAAGATATGAGCCAGGAATTAGTATGCGTTTTGATGAAAGAGAAGTTTTTGAAAAAATAAAAAAGGAAATTAGATAATGCGTAGAAAAGCAAAATCAAGAGTAAATGAAGCTGGTAATTATACAAAACCAACAATGAGAAAAAGATTATTTCAAAAAATAAAAGCTGGTTCTAAAGGCGGTAGGCCAGGACAATGGTCGGCAAGAAAAGCACAAATGTTAGCCAAACAATATAAAGCTAAAGGCGGAGGCTACAGATAATGGCTATGAAAAAATCTCAAAAAAGTTTAGCTAGATGGACTAAGCAAAAATGGAGAACTAAATCAGGAAAACCTTCATCTCAAACTGGAGAAAGATATTTACCAGAAAGATTACTGAAGTCAATGACCAAATCTGAGTATGCCTACGAAACAAGAAAAAAAAGAAAGGCAACTAAAGCTGGTAAACAAAGAGCTAAATATTCAGCAAAAACCAGAAAGAAAATGAGAGGTTATTCATGAATGTAACTAAAGATACAGCAAAAAATTTCATTCCAAAAAAATTATATGGAATGAGAAAAAGAAGTATAAAACAAAAATTGGCATCATTGCCAAAAGTGAAACTAGGAGATTATAATGAAAGACAAAATAAAAAAGGTATCAGACGCCGCAACTAAAAAGCTAGAAACGCTTGTTGACCAACATAATGAGTTGACTAAAGAAATACAATCTTTGCAAGGCAGACTATCAGAAATTCAAACTATGCTTGTAAGACAACAGGGATATATGGATTGCGTAAAAGATATTGAGGCAAAGTAGTTTTATGTTTAACTTGGTAAATGAAGCAATTTTTTATTGTTTTGTTTGCTATTTTTTTATCAGGAGAAAGTATGCAAAAAGATGTTGATGCAATAATAGATAAAGTTATTCACAACGAGGGCGGATATAATAATGACGCTCTAGATATGGGAGGAGAAACTAAATACGGTATTACAAAAAGGTTTTACCCTCATATTAATATAGAATATTTAACTTTAGAAAAAGCAAAACAAATCTATTATGAAGATTATTGGCTACCGGCTAAAGTTGACAAACTTCCTTATAACTTAAGATATGCATATTTTGATTGTGTAATCAACACAGGTCAGAAAAGGTCTGTGAAAATTCTCCAAGAAGCCATAAATTCACAAAGCGTTGTGCAGTTAAAAGTTGACGGAGTTATTGGTCCGAAAACATTAAAAGCGGCTAAAAGCTTAAGTCCAAAAAGATTTGCTGCATATAGAGTAGATTTTTATAGTAAATTAGTAGCACACAAACCTGAACAAAAAAGATTCTATTATGGTTGGTGGCTTAGAACACTGGAAACAATAAATGGCTGATTATATAACAACTAGAGATTTATACGACATATATCCTAACATTGATGAATATGACTCAAAAGCACAAATTCATGGTTGGGAAGTAGATTCAGGGTCAAGATATAAAGCAGAAAATAGTGGTTTAGTTACTGCTTTATTTGCTAATGGAAAAAATTTAGGCAGTGCTCAAGCTAATAGAGCGGCAGTAGATGCAAATAATGAATGGTATTATGATAGCTCAATTGACACTTGTTATTATTTTGACAGCTCAAACAATCCACAAACTTTATTAATGGAGGCTGGAGAGGATAACGCTACATTCAAATCAAGAATGATTTCCAACGCTAGTGCATATTTTACATCTAAGGTAGATGCTACATTACCCAAAGAAATGTTTTTATTAAAAGATGGTAGCTACGATTACTTTATAAAAAGAACAGTTGGGCTGTTAGCGGTTGCTTTTATGATTAAAGCGTATGAACCTGATAGCGAGATAGCAATAGCTTTAGATGAAGAAGCAGAAAGAAATATTGAAGATTTAAATACCGGTAGAGTAAAATTAGGTTTTCAGTCATCCGGAGATATGTCGCAAGGCAATGTAGCAAAAGTTTCTGTAAGTGGAGCTTTAAATATTGTAGATACAAGAGGAGAATACACTGGCACATACGATAGAATTAAAGTTATTATTACAACTGGCGGAGCTATAGGAACTGCTAAGTTTTCTGTATTTGCTAAAGATGCTGAGGGATTAAAAAATCAACAAGTTATAACAGATGAGATTGTTAATGGAGATTATCAAAAATGCGTTAGCGGATTACAAATTAGATTTCAAGGTTCTGCAGATAATTCAGCTGCCACTCAAAATGATGAATGGGAGATAGAAGTTATGGGTAAACACGAACATACAGATAATGCTGGTGTTAGAAGTGTTAAGTTGACTAGAACAAATAACAAGAGAGTTAGTTATAGCCTACCCTTCAAATAATGCCTACTTCATTTTCAACAATCTATAAAGACATCATAAACACTTTCGCTGAAAGTTTAAGAGGAGAGTTCGGAGGAGCGGCTAAAGTTTATATAGCGGAAGAATTTCAAAGGCAAGGTAATCAATCAATTCGATTAGAAAATATAGGTCAATCTTTTAATGAAATTAATGACGATAGATTTTTAAATAGCTATGAGCTTGAAATCAAGTTTTATAGTATTGTTAATATTAGAACCGATATAACATACAAAGATTTCTTTAGAACAGTTCATAGAATAGAACAATTTCTATTAGCCTCTCAAGAAACTTTTGAAGTCGGTAAAGAATTATTAAATTTTAAGATAAGTTCTATTGCAATTAATGATTTAGTAGATGACGAAGTAAATGTAAATGGATTACAAGCCGCAACATTTAACTTACAATTCTCTCAATTAAAAGGATAATATGGCATATTCATCAACAAACTATACATACGAAAAAGTATTATCAAAGTTTCAGACTTTTTTAAGGGCTGAGTTTGGTGGAGCTTTGCCTGTTTATATCGGAGAAGAATATAAAAAGAATAAAAATTCACATTTAAGGTTGTTTGTAAATCAAATAACAGATATAGACTCTAAACATAAAATGATTTTAAATCAAGTTGATATAGAAATATCTATTTATTTAAATATAAAATCTAACAAATCTATAGCATTAGATAAATTAACCGATATTACTAATAGAGTAGAGCAAGTTTTATACGAGAATAAAAGAGATGGCAGTAATTATTTTGACGGCCAATTAGCAGATATAGAGTTTAACATCAAGAATGACGAAGAAGAATTAGTTGATAATATGATGCTTTCTAGGATAAATTACAATGTTAAAATACCATTAGCGTATAAGCTATTTGGATTTTTTCTTGATAGCGATAGTAAAAATTTTATTACTGCTAATAATAAAAAATTTGTAATTTCAAATTAAGGAAAAACTATGAAATATAAACTTAAAAAAGACTATCCCGCACATAAGCTTAATACTCTTGACCTCAAGATGAAAAAAGATTTAATGGATGGAAAGGAAGTCGAACTAGAAAAATTACCAAGAGTTCTTATTGGTAAAGTATTAGAAGAAAAAAATGAACCCAAACCAAAACTTAAAAAGGAGAATGACTAATGGCTATAAATACAGCAGCTCATAGTCCTAAAGAATTTCAGATTCTAGTTGCTCCAGAAGCCACAGTCGGAACAGCTCCAGCGGGTAGTGCTTTTAAAGCAATAGAAGCAGATTCTATTAGTATGCCAACATATAACGACTTAAGGGTAATAGAACAAAGAGCAGGTTCTGTAGGTCGTGTAGTAAATACTGGAGATTTACTATCCCATGAAGAAGGAGCAGTGCATGAGTTTAGCGTAGCTGGAGTTATGACTGAAGAACTTTGGCCAATTTTAATCCCAGCAGCTTTAGGTGTAGCGGCATCATCAGATGCTTGTACACTTGCATCAAACTTTGAAGCAACATCTTATGTTTATGGAGCTACAAGTAGTGGAGCACATCAATCAGTATCATTCCATGTAAATGGATTAGCTAACGCAGATACTTCAGCAACTGGTAATTCTTATGCAATTCCAGGTTGTGTTGTAACAAGTTTAAAAATTACTGCAAACTCTCAAGAGAATGGCGGTAGATTAATGTTTGAACTAACAGCACAAACAAGAAATACATTAACAGCAGCTGGAGCGGCTAAGCTTTCAGGCTTTTCAGACTTTAGCACAAACTTTATGTATCTTGCTGATTATACTCAGGATAAAAAAATTGGTGGTCAGATAGTATCTTTAGATAGTCTAGATTTAACTATTGAAAATCCAGTAGCATTTTTAGGAAACAAAACAGTTTCAGGTTTTGAAGGAACTCCTGAATCATTAATTAGAATGATTCCAGGTTTAGATATTACATGTGCAGCAGTTGTTAAATATGACGACAATGTTGACCAGTTCTTTCAAATGCAAAAAGAACTTACTGCAATTACATCAGATGCATGTACTTTAGCAGATAATGGAACTTTTGCAAGTGCAAGTATTGGCGGAATTAGTATTCCAGCCGGTGTTATTACTGAATGTGCTTTTGACGAAGGAGATTATCTTAAACTAGCATTTACTGTTAAGATGATTGATAACGGCTCAGGCAACTTGATTTCAGTAAGAGTAGCGTAAATAAGGAGATAAAATGAAAAAAGAGAAGTTCAAGTTGGCTTCAGGAAAAGAAGTACAACTATTAGAAATGTCTGTAGATGATATAGACTTTTGTAACGATGTTCCAATAGTCATGGCTAATGAGGATGGAAGTAGTTCCATTAGAAATATGTCAGCTGCTAGAACAGCTTGGATTAGACGAGGTGTTAAAGGAGCTGACGATAAATTTATTAAAAGTTTATCTGAAGATGATAAAAATGAATTAGCTGTAAAGATTAGGGAGCATCAAAGCTTGGGGGAGTAGAAGCCTATACTCTTGAGTATAATGTGTTACTTGCTTATCGCAGTCCAGAATGTATAGGTAATAACTGCAAATGTCAGTATAAGCAGTATCCATACGAGGCACAAATCCCCTTACAAGTTAATGGTAGATACCCAACATTAACTTTTGAAAAAGATGAAGATGTACAAAAGGTTATTGATGATTTAGTAGAAGAAGTAAAAGACATTAATAAAAAGAAAGGCAAGGACTTCAATATAGCAGAAGCTATTTTTGGACAACTGCCTTTTTTTGCTTGTAAAAGATTTTTATATTCTGATAGTGCACAACAAGATATAAATAGATATTCTTATTGTGATGCTTTTAATGTTCCGGCTTATAAAGGGCATTATGGTAGTCATCCAAAAAAATGGATTGACAAAAGTTTTTTTATGAGAAATATAATTAACAGACAACAGGAAAAAGATGGCGAGAAGCAAGGCATCAGCAAATAACAATATTACTATTGAGTTTAAGGCTAAAGGCGAAAAACAGCTTATTGCCGCTATACAAGCTTTATCAGGCTCTACTTCTGCATTAGCTGGAAGTCAAAAACAGTTAGGAGCTACCATTGGATTAACTGAAAAGGCTCAAAAAAAACAAATTGCAACTGGAGCACTTGCAATGAGAAATCAAAGGAATATGAATGCCGCTGTTAATGAAGGTAATTTTTCTTTATCTGTTTTTCGTTCTAGATTATTATTAGCCGCCTTTGCTGTTACATTATACGCCGCTTCTGTAGGTAGATTATTTAGAGCTTTTCAAGAACAAGAATCATCTGAAAGAAGATTGTCTGCCGCTGTAGCATCTACTGGAGGAGTAGCTGGAGTATCAGCAGAAAAAATTAAAGAAATGACTGCCGCACTAGAGGATACTGGTGTAGTAGGAGATGAAACAAACAACAAAGTAGCCGCATTATTATTAACATTTACCAATATTCGCGGAGAAGCTTTCGAAAGAACTTTACAAGCAACTAACGATATGGCTATTGGTATTGCACAAGGTATTCCAAATTTTGAAGAATTAAGAAGCACAGCAATACAATTAGGTAAAGCATTACAAGACCCTATTGGACAGCTAGGAGCTTTAAGTCGTTCAGGTTTTACTTTTACAGACCAACAAAAAGAACAAATAAAAATTCTTGCTAAGAGCGGTAAAATGTTTGAGGCTCAAACTATTATTTTAGATGCGGCTGAAACACAATTTGGCGGTTTAACAGAAGCTATGAGAGCAACATCTGAAGGAGCTATGGCGGCATTAGGTAATGCTGTTGGTACAGTAGCTGAGGATTTTGGAGAGTTTTTTGCTCCTAGTATTGTAGCAACTGCAAATGCATTAGAAGATTTCTTCAAATCAATACATGAAAATAAAGAATTGTTATTCGCTTTCTTAAATACAACTAAACAGATAGCTATAGCATTTGGTGTTTATAAGGTTGTTTCCCTTGCAGTTATAAATAGAACTTTAGTAATGGCAAAAGCTTTTGCTATTGCAAGAGCAGCTTTACATCCTGTTACTGGATTATTGGTATTTTTAGGAACTGTTATGATGGCCGCAAACACTAGAACAGAACTATTAAAAGAACAAACAGAAGATTTAGATGATGTATTTAGCAGATTTGGTGTCAATACTGGAGATGCGGCTGATGATGTAAGCAAGGCAATAGAAAAAATATCAGGTAAGTACAAAGAACTTGTTCTAGCTTCTGAGGGTAGATTAACTAGCATAAAACTAGAAAATGCCGCACAAAAAGGATTATCAGAAGAAGATGTCCGTGCCTTGCAAAAAAGACGAGAGCAAATAGAAGTTGAAAAAATATTATTAACGATTGATAAAGAAAAACGAGATGAAAGTAGAAGTGCTGTTACTTTGCTTGTTAGAAAAAGATTTGAATATGATTTAATGGTATCAACTCTTAAAAATAATATTAAGGCAGAAAAAGAGCTATTAGACTTACAAGTAAAAGCTGGAGAACTATTACAAAACTCTACAATTGACACGGTTACTGAACAAGCTAAAGTTAATGCATTGTTAGCAACTACAACAGATGATGCACATGCCGCAGAAAAACTTAGAATAGACCAATTAGTAGAATATAACAACAAATTAAAAGAAGCTGGTTTAACACAGATTGATTTAGCTGGAGCGATAGAAACAGGAATGTCTGTAGATGACTTTATGCAACCAGCTATAGAAGGTGTATTTAACTTAAATAATGAATTTATAAAACTTATAATATCACTTGGTCTGTATAATGAAAAGCTTGAACAAAGCAAAACTAACACAGAAGAACTTACTGCCTTGCAAAAATTACAAGCTAACGAAACCTTCATTGCCTTGCAAAACGGATTAACCTCATTCCAAAATATGCAACAAGCAGTTAGTCAATCTGTAGATGCTAGAATGCAAAGAGAGCTGGAGGCATTAAAAGCTAGTAGAGAGTATGAACAAGCTACTATCGAAGAAAGAGAGATAATGCAAAATAGAGTTGAGCAAAAGTTTAAAGCTCAAAGAAAAAGAGCGTTTCGTATGGAAAAAGCGGCAAACCTTGCAACAGCCGCTATGCAAACAGCAGAAGCTATTTCTAAAGCAAATCCTAATCCAGCATTGATGGCTTTTGCAGCAGCAATGGGAGCAGCACAAATAGCCGCTATATCATCACAACCATCTCCTAAATTTGCTGTAGGTGGTAGTTTTACTACAAGCGGACCAAGAAATATTACTGTTGGAGAACAAGGAGCTGAGCAAGTTACTATTAGGCCTTTAGGCGGTCAGGCAAGAATGAATGCCGGAAATAATCAAACTATCAATATTAATGTTTCTGCTCCATTGGTTGACGAAACAATTTTAGATGTAATCATACCAAAAATAGAAGAAGCCGCTGAACTAAACCTATGATAAATTTACCATCAAATTATTCTTCTGCGTTAGGGCAACATATAAAAGAACATTACTTGTTTGAGTTTTATAATTCTTCGGGAAGTGTAGGCCAAAGGTTTTCTACGCATACAACAACAGTAAGTTCCCAAAGTTATTCAGGTAGTGTAACAAATGTTCCTTCTATTAGAGAGAACATAGATTTAATTAAATCGACTGGCAGTTTATCTAATGTTAGTATTTCGTTAGCATTAGATAGTAATTCTAGAAGTCTTTTATTAGGAACACAAACTTATTTAAATAGAGAGGTAAGAATTTATTCTCAAATAAATGATGCTGATAATTTGTCGAATTGTTTATTAATCTTTAAAGGAATATTACGAGCAGTACAACAAACAGAAAATTTAGTAACATGTCAAATAAGTGCTAAAAGACCTTTTGAAAATATAACTATACCGACGGAAGAAAGTTTGCAAGGCAATATAGTACCTGTTGTTTTTGGTAACTATCAATCACAAACCTTTGGAAGTTCTTTTTTAGGAACAACTATGCAAGAAGAAAGCTCTATTTGCCATCCAGTGCCAGTAGATAATATACAAAGCGGTAAAATATTTACTTTAGCTCCTGAGCAAGGCAGTCAGCAAAATACAGGATTTATACATGAATCAGAAGATAAGTTGTTTAGGAAAACTGGTTCTGAGAATATGTCAAAATGCGGTGGTACTTTATTAAACAATGAAACAGCGGCGGCTTTTACATCTAAATTTGGCAACACAATATATGGTAGAGCATCTCAACTAAATTTAAGGCGAGGTATGACAAGCTCAACTGGAGTTAGCGATATTGATTTTGGCGGTACTACAGCTACATTAGATGAATCTACTGTATTAAGTGTTAACAGAACACAGACCAATCAGGGCAATACTAAAACCTATCAGTTCGCAATTGATAACATAGGTAGTGTGAAAGGCAGTCCTGAAGCAATACAATTAAAGTTGAAGTTTAGCAATGTTTTAATAGACATAGATAATTTTTCTACATATCAAGTCAAGTTTGATGTTTATTGGGGTAGCAGTAATACTGCCCATGTAAGTAATTATCAAACAGTAAGTAGAGCCGCTTCAGATGACCAAATACTTAGTATAGCAGATATTGATACTCATTTTGTTACTAATAGTGCTTTAAACGAAAACACAATAACCAACGACAGTGATAATACTGGAGGTTTGCCATCAAGAGTTGTCGTCAAATTTGTTTTTAATAGTTCAAGCACTGGTCCGAATACTTACGATTTAGATTTTGATGTAGAGCCACAGTGGTTAATTACCACGCAGTTGGATGAATCGAGCTCCAGCCAACAAGACACTAATGACATAATCAACAGAATAAAGACGCTATATTCTGGTCAGGATGGACATTCTTTAAGTGGCTCTTTAATTAATAAACCAATAGAAGCTCATAGATACTTATGTGAAACTTTTATGAGTAATAGTTTTAGTAGCGGCAGTAGGCCTGATTCTTTTACTGAATTGCAAACATACTTATTAGGCGATTTACACTACTATATTACAAAGAAAGAAAAGCTAGAAGATGTTTTAAAAAAGCTACAGCATTTAGGTAGATTTATTATGAGATATAAAAATGATGGCACTTTTGACTATACATCTCCTGGTTTTTTACCAAGTAGCACTACAGCATCAACAATAAAGCCATACTTAAAAAACATAGGAACATTGCAAACAAGTGGAGGCTCAGGTATAAACACTACAGATAGTTCTTTTGGAGTTGATTATACTGGTTCAGATACTTTAGTAAATGGAGATATAATTGCTTTAGCCGCTAGTGGCGGATACTATGAGTATATTAAAGTATTTATAACAGACACAGCAATAACTGGAGCAGATGTTAGTTTAGCTAACTGCGAAAGAAATCTTTTTCCCTCTATAAATGCTTTTAGCCACGATGAAGATGAAGCAGTTTTCAAAGTAATATTTCCTCATTCGAAACTAACAGACAACGATATAAGTAATTTGCAGTTTATGCATTTGCCTTTAGATAAAATTGTTACAAGATTTAAAATAAATTATCACAAAGACCCAGCTTCAACTAACAAGTTTTTAGAAGTTAAAGAATTAAGCGACAGCACAGCGTCAACAACCTACAATATACAGACAGAAAATGTTAAAGAAGTAAATAATGATATAGATGTTGAGGGCACTCTAAGCACAAACTATTTTAATTATTACAACCATTTACAAAATGGCCCAAAAATTAAATTGTCGTTTGACATAGTAAATCCGGCTTTTTATGGTATAGAAGTAGGAGATTATATAAAATTTGACCCATCGTCAAATCAATCGCCTTTTGGATTAGCCTCTAAAGGTTTATCAAATCCCTCTAATTCTTTCGATAGATTATATTTTATAGTAACTTCTACATCAAGAACGCTAGGTAAATTATCAATAACAGCATACGAAATTTTATAAGGACATATTATGGCTTTGCAAGGCATTAGATTTAGATTAGACACAACTCCCGATACTAATAGCACATCAGAACTTGCTTCTGCGGTAAATGATTCTACAACCACAATACCGGTAGATGATGGAACAGATTTTGCTGTTGGAGAAAACATAAAGATTCAAAGCGAAGAAATGCATATTACCGCTATAGACGGAAATAATCTTACTGTTGTTAGAGCTGTAAATTCAACATCGGCTGCGGCTCACTCATCAACAAGTTTAGATGTATTTAAAGATGATAGTGCAACTTATACTCCATCAAGAATGCCTGACATGGATGTTGTAGAAACAACTGCATATAAAGGTATATTACAAAATCAAGCGTATGGTGGTAAAATTTATACTAATGAAAAATTTGGAAAACAATTAGAGTTCGAATTAAACTATACAAATTTATCTTCATCAGACAGGTCTAAATTAGAAGCATTGTTTAATGCAGTTAAAGGACAGAAAGAAACATTTCAGTTTTCTCCAGATGATGCCACTACCTTTCATACTGTAAGGTTTACAAAACCTGATTTAAAATTCACTCAAACAACATACAATATATTTTCAGTAGGTATAGTTCTTAGGCAAGAAGTATCTTAAAACGCCTTAGAATAGCTCTAAAATCAACTTTTAATATAATTTTAAGTAATTATACCAATATTAAAAAGGAAGGTCATCTTCTTCGATTTTTTGACCTGGAGCTGCAGAATACTTTTTACTTTCAGCTGATGGTGTAAAAGTAAGAGATAACATAGGGTCGCCTTTCTTAGTAAGCTTCTTCCAAAGACTTACCTTATAAAGCTTACCTTCAAGCTTAGCTTCTCCAGTAAAGTGCGGTTTATTATCTCCTTCTGTTTTGAAAGAGTTTTTAAATATAAAACCTCTTTGTTCATCCGGTTCAAATTTCTTTTTAGCCATTTTTTCTCCTAGTTATAGAGGGGGGGGATAGTAGCCAACCGATATATTTGCAAATTATATTATCAGGGGTAAGATACTCCTTTCTTAATTTAATTTGTTTATATAAAATCCCCCGCTCTCATTTATAATTATATTTTTATTACCTGGAAAATCACTTTGCCTTGCGATAATTTACTGCTTGACTTAGCATTATAACTTTCCAATTCTTTAGATATTTCATATCCTTTGTCGTCATAGGATTGTAAATCAATTTTTATTCCATCTCTATTGCCATCATTATAAAAAACATAAACATTTTGGGAGGCACGACTTTCTAGGTTTAACGCTTTTTCTGAATATGCGTTAGCTCCTACGAGTGATGCACTTCTTCCATAGGTATCTCCAATACGAGTAGAATGAATATGTCCGAATATAATATAATCCAATTTACATCCTTGTGCTACATATCTACCCTTAACCTGTGCAACAGAAGATTCTATTTTGCCTTTCACGGAATGACCATGCATAAGCAAAACATTATGTCCGGCAATGTTAACAACAAGCTCTAAAGAGTTTTTCATCTCAATAAATTGTATATCAGACTTGTCTTTAAAAATATAATATAATATGTTATAGATTGTATTGTCATAATTGTCAGATGCAACTATCTCGCTCCATCCCAGTTCTTGACCAGCACGACTTTCATTACCACTAACACAGCCGATAGTCAACTCAAAATCTTTTCTTATATCCTCTATAACTTGTTTTAATATAGAAACTCCTAAGAATGTTGCGTTTGCTCGATTAGATGCCATAGATAATAATTCGTCTAATCGTCTATCTGAGTTCATCAAATCTCCAGTTATACCTAGAAATACTTTTTTACATCCCATCGCTGCCAAATAAATCTTTGCCTTGCGTATAAAAGTTCTCAATCTTTTTGACGCTATCTCGAAGTCATATTTATTACTATCCATATCAACAAGCTCGTTGAAGTGTGTATCAGATATTTGTATTAATCCAGTTCCGGTTGAGCCTTTTGTGTTTATCTTATCAAACTTTGGCACTGGAGTTCTTTTGAATATATTTATAAGATGTTCGGAATACTCACAAAGTGCGTTATCTAACCTTGCATATTCTCTAAAAGATTTATTGGCTATTCTATTTCTATCTTGTGCTTTTTGTGCTTTCTTACCAAGTTTAACATTTTCGACAATAATCTCTTTGTCTTGCATCATAGGTTCTATGGTAGAGTAGCCGCAATTATTACATTTATATCTTTGTTTACTTTCTCCGGACTTATTATGATGAAAGCCTTTCTTTTTTACATTGCTAGAATTACAAGCTGGACAAGTTATAATTTGACTTCCATACTCAATCATTTATTTTCCTTTCGGGAGGCAAAGGGTAACCGACGGCCAAGATTTTGCCTTGCATATATCTATTTAGATAGCTGTTCTTGAAGTCCAATAATTTCATTCTCTTTATCTTTAACACATTCTTTTAGTTCTTGTATCTCGGAAAGTAAACTCAACCAATCTACAAATTCCATTGTCGAATAGAATTTAGCATTCATTTTAAATATATTAATAGGAATTTTTGAACCACAATCAGAATAAATTTGCTCCCACCACTTCGGAATCATAAGCTTTTTTTGGTCTTTTATCTCGAAATGATATTGAAAGGCAACTGAATCTGGGTCGATGTCAATTATGTCGCCTTTTATGGATAAACCGCCGGAAAGTGGCGTTCTCCTACAATTAGTGTTAAGATGCTTGTTTATAAGTTTGGCTACTTCTCTTTCTGCTCTTTTGCCTTTTTGTTGACTATTTATGGGCATAGCTCCTCCTTTTCAAAGTCTGTATGTTCTTTACAATCTCCACAATTACCAAAATGTTCTCCATCAAACTCATGGATATTGCCAAGTGGTTTGGCAGTGCAACATGTAGAATATAACTCTCTATCCTCATGCCAACCGATTGACTTATTAACTTCATCCATGTCATTATAAATCTTAACATATTTACTATCTTTAAATATAATGTTATTAGGATTTAAGTGTTTTTCGTGTTTGATTGACCATGCTTTATCTATTATGTCTTTTGTCATAGGGGGGGTTTCCTTATATTGTTGGCTTCATTTGTTCTCCGCAACTACACAACTTATACAAGTCTTTAAATTCAGATTGTATAGAGTCTTTGCAGATATCACATTTATAAATGTAAACTTTCTGTTCCTCAACTTCATTTCCTTCACTTGCCTTTCTTAGCCAATTGCGAAAGAATGCATTATAATTCTTATATCTCTTACCGCTAGATGCTAACCAATCTGCCATTCTATCAAATTCTAACTTTACATTAGCGTGAGGAAAGTCGTTTTGATACCTGACGAGGTTCTGCTGTATCCCTTGCAATTGCTCTTTTTGGGTAAGATTCTTTTCTTTCTTATCTTTCTTTTTCCTTATTTGATTGTTTTCGCGAGGCATTCGTTCCGCTTCGGCTACGGACTCGGCTTCGTGCCTCACATACTGGTAAGTGTCGTAGTTATTAATACTTAGATGTGTCCATCTTTTTTCGTTTTTTAATACAATCATATTATCTTTTTCTAGCTTTTTTAAGAATCTTTTGACTTTAGATGATGACCACATTAGCTCTAACCCTAGTTTTTTAAGAGAAGATACAACTTCCCCTCTCCTAACTAATACAACTTCAGCTATCTTTTCGTTTGCAAGAGTTTTATAATCTTGATGGTTTGCCTTACAAAGTAATAGAATCCAAGCTTTAAAATAATCATCTCTTTGAAAAATCCAATGATGTTGTATTTCTCTATGTAGTTTAATCCAACCGCTCATTGCATCTCTCCAAATATCCCGCGGGATTTTGTTTGCCTTGCATTATGCATTAGCTATATCTGTTGGATTCATAAAGACTCCACTATTATCATCGATTTCTTTTTTAAATCTTGAAATCCATTTTAATCCAATGTTATCTATTTGTTCATCTGCGGTTGTCATTAAGAAACATAAAAAGAACATGATGTTAGAGAAAACTACCTTCGCGTCAGCCGCTTTGCCTTTCCACTCTTTATCTTTTTCTAAATCTCCAAGTAAAAGCCAATAGCTAACACAGCAATTTTTAAAATACTCATACCTTTCTTTTTCAGACTTCTGCCAAAATTTATCCGGTTCAGCCCAGTCAACTTCCAATTTTTCTATCATATATCCCTCGCATCTGATTTTTATAATCAGTAATTTTATTTATCTTGAACTTCATTGTTCGCTCCTTTCACAAATGCCTCTCTTTATGGGAGGCATTTATATATCAAAGTCAGCGTTATCTTGGATTCCTCCGGTAATCTCCATTTCTACATCTGAGTAGAATCCATTATTACCTCCATAAAAACCAAGCAACTTCATACACACTCTAGCCTTGCCTCTCTTTTCGGCCATTGCCCATTTATAATCTATGTAGCAATTAGAACTATTAGCCTCTCCAAAACTCCAACATGTGCGGTTATCCATTGTTCCAATTATAAGCAAAGCTACTTCTCCATCTTGGTTGGAATGATTTCGTGTAGGTGTTTCAAATTGTATATCATGATGGTCAATCATAATCTCGATTGCCTCGAAAGATATAATATCTTTTCCGGTTTGCTTGTGTTTCCAAAAGTGTGATGTATCTAATCCATACTTTTGTATAATCTCTTGTTTATTCATTTTTGCCCTCTTTCCCACTTTTTTGTGGATTTATCAAAAAAACGAGGCCTTAGAATAGGCCTACATCGCGTTAAAATAAATTTTTCGATATAACCTATGCCTCGTTTTTCTTACTTTTTACTGATTAAAACATAACCTTTGTCTGCAAGATATTCGTTTAAAACCTTGCGAACAAGTGAGGTTATAGTTCTGTATTGCTTTCCACTTTCTAATCTCAGTGAATCGTATGTATTCTTGTCGATTTGAATACCGACCTTTTTCTTTTGTTCAACTACTTTCATCTTGATTTTCTCCTATAATTAAATTTTTGCCTTTCAAACATAATATGATAACATAGAGGGTATGAGGTTTGGTAAGATTGTAAGAAAGGCAAATTAATATCTTTTTTCTAAACTTTCTTTGATAACTTGCAAATTACCGATTATGCTGTTAATCTTAATTCGATTAACATTTTGTATGTAAGATGGTAATTCTTTTAACCCAACTATCAAGAGTTCGCACTCCTCTTTATCACTCAACTTTAAGACCATTGGTTTTTTTACTATTTTTTCCATAGGTTTTTTATAAAATTAAGTATATTATTCATAACTTTGCAAGGCATTTTTAGCACAGGCTGCCGCTTCTCAGGTTTTACCCCTCCCATTATCCAATCTTTATGCCAATGATTATCTAAAGCTAAGTCAATTATTTGTTGCCTTGTGAACATTTTCCCACTTATGTAGTCATAAAATCTCTTGCGAGTATTTGAATTGTGCAACCCAATATAATAAAACTCAGCTATTCTATGAACTCTCAAAAACAAAATCATATTGTTTAGTTCTTTGTGATTGACTTTTTTCATACAGACTTTCCTTCCTTGCCTTTCATCTAATGCATCGCCTAATTGATTATATAGCCAGTTATAAGGATGTTTCATTAAACAATTCCCTAAAACCAGCTATAATAATCAATACAAAGCTCACAATTATATACCACTCATCAAATGTCATGCTGGATATGAATTGAGGTAATATCTTGTGAACTTTACTCCATGTTCCGAAACTTTATCATCTGAGTCGATGTTAAAGCCTTGCAACCTTAAGTTAAAAATTATAGCGGATAATCTTGTAGCCCGATATAACTTTATTGCCTCCCAAGTCGTGATACTGCGATGAGTCTTAAGATGTTCTATGACTTTCTGAGTCTTAGTATTACCCATCCTTTTTCTCCCAGTAATCAAGGTCTTGGTATTGATTGCTCTTTTTCTACCAGTAGCCAATGTCTTAGCCATTGTTCTCCTCCTTTGCGATTTGCCTTTCAAGCCAACTATCATCCTCTTTTGCGTGAGTCCAACTTTCATCCCATACAACTGAAACATAATATGTTAGCTCGTTTTTAATCTCGTGAGGTTTTTTATCCTTTGTAATAAGCTCTACAAACTTGTCTAGCTTATTATTCCTCGCGGTTCTTTTCGCATGTTCCATTTCATATTTATTATACCTTTTCGCCATTGTGAACCTCCTTAACTATGTCATCGACGATTTCTCTAAACTCATCTTGTGAGTATCGTTTTATACTAATCTCTTTTATAAGTTCAATTGCCTTATTCCATTTGGCATTCAACTTAAATATCTCTTGAGCTTGTCCAAGTAAACTCATTGCGAATCCCTTGCATAATCTCTTTGCTTGTCATTCCAGCCATCAACTATATTTTCGTTGTCAGACTCAATGCCTTTCAAAGCATGATTGAACTGCTCTTGAATATCCTCTATATCAGCAACCGGAGCTTGTTCCTCATCGTCTAGTCTTGGGATAGTTATAATTATAACATCCTCCCCAACTATACTATGAGCTTGATAGCCATCACTATCCATGATTGCCTTACATGCTCTTTCGCACAGCTCTATTTTGTTTTTAGAAATAGCCTCCTCCATTTGCCTATCATAAACATTACTTGGTTTTATCTTGAACATCCACAACCTCCTTTAAAGCCTCTTTCACTGCCTCAGCTTTTTGCCCTTTAGTTTGCAAGGCAACTTGATTGTTGATAATTTCTTCAAGTTTGGAAATTGACTCCACACACTTTTTGGAATCTCGCATAATTATCACAACCATATACATGCCTCTCAAGACTCCAGCCATATAAGTATTCATGGCATCTAGAGGATTGACAGATACTTTGCCATCTACAAAGCCTAGCATCTTGTCATCAGCCTCTTTGACTTTCTCAAGAGCCTCGTTTAATGATACTCCATTTACATCTATGAACATACTCCCTCCCTTAAATAAAGTTTGTTCTGAAACTTTATTTTGTTTATTGTTTCGTAATTGACTATTCGATAGTCATCTTTTTGCATATCAAACACCAGAATGTAGGGTTTATTCCCTTGCATTGCGGTAGATGGTTTGTCCGGATTTATAGCTCTAGACTTTACATCTAAGCGGCAAACCATATCCCTTGCCTCTCCATTTTTCTTAATAAAAGAAACTGAGAATATCTTACCATTAGTATCTAATAATATTTTCTTTAAAGCTTTCGTGTCTAAGTTATTTATTGTAATCATAGTTCTTATCCTTGCTAATCATTAATATTCTTTGTTGTATAACAACATTGTCATTGCAAAACTTACAGCATCTGCCATCGTTTATTGGCCTTGCATTATGACCCTCATCCCACCAAATGATAGTTCCATCCATGTGAATACCTATCATTTCCCTTGCAATAGGTTCTTGGCAAATACTACATGGTTTTCCATCTTTGTTTGGAACGACTTTACCCATAGGAATAGCACTCATTTCTCCCCCTTGTAATCTAAATCATACATAACCACATCTAAACAACCATTAGCAAAAGCATTGTTATTTTTTTTAACAAATGCCTCCCATTCTTTGTTAGACATATCCTCATCCACATGTTCTTTATCATAATATGAATGTAATACACATGCCTTATCTAGCAAGGTATGTAATTGTTTGGTTTCTTTTTCAGTTAAATATCCTACCCTCATTTCTTTCTCCTCCATACTTTGACATCATCTTTATTCCAAGCGGTATGCCAACCCAAGTCATCTAATTGTCCAATGGTTTTAGCTTTAGGTTCGCCATACCAAAAGTTCTCTTGCCTTGCTTTTTTTCTTAGCAAGTAAACTTCTTTATTATATACTTGTTCATTCTCACTTGTGATAATAAGCTTGATGCCTTTTGGTTTTTTACCCCACTTCATGATTCCTCCCTTTCAAATGTGAAAGGAGTATCATCTCTTAGATATCCCTCTTTATAGGTCTTTTTAACTTGATTAAGTTTGTTCTCGATAGCTCCAAGAGCTTTGTTAGCATTATCTATATCAAATGAATAATTGCTTTTGTTAGAAAGGTTTTCTATTAACCTTAATTGATGTAGAACTCTATTAGTTCTCTTTTCCATTAATTGTAGCCATTTGTTTATTCTAATTTCTCTACTCATATTATCTCCTCTTGGAACACCGGATAGTCATGAGCTGAGTCAATAGGACGCAATAAAGGAGAGCTATCCGGCATTCCTGAATTAGTTTTTAAAGTTATCATACCATGAATTTGGGGATAGGGGGGGGTATAAGTCAAGTAAAATCTATAACTTTTTTAATTATTTATACCGATAATAGTATGTTTTATCTCTATAAATCACTAAAAAAAAATATAGGATATCAATATAACCAAAAGCAAAAACAAATCGATTTCGCGGACTTTTGGTAGCAAAAAAAAGCTTTTCTTTCCCTTGCTTTTTGTTTGTCGTCATAGAATCAAAAAATCCTCGACGACAAAAAAGGCTCACAAATTTTTTTTTTGAAAAAAACCGACTGAGTAGTCGGTCGCTCCTCTAAAAAACTCTATAAGTTAAGATATTGCTAGGGTTGCGGAAATGTGGATAACTTTTGGTCAACTTTTCGAAAACCGACTGAGTAGTCGGTTCAATTTTGATGCAAAAATGAAAGCGAAATTTCGAAACCTCAGCCGGTTTAATTTTGCCTTGCCTTGCAATTTTGAAATCGCATTCTGAATCCAAAATCAAGCAATAAAAGCGATTAAATCTTTACGCATGTTATCTATTGCCTTTCCTCAGTAAATCGATTTTAATGCCATCCTAGAGCTGAGAATATGCATTGCGGCTACTAGCTAGAATCAATTTTAAGGCATCAAATCAAGCTCTCATGGAGTTTTTGTTTAAGATTGGATAAAAGGTATGAAAAGACACAAAAAAGGCCGGAAATCAACGAAATCCGGCCTTATTTGCGGTTTTAAGAGGAGAAAATGCTATCTCAACTTAAATTCCTCCTCTAGAGCATCCCATTCGGCATCCTCTTTTGCCCATTTATCCTCAAGCGAATCAACATCTTGATTGGATTGCAAGGCATTTGAGAAACTGAAAACGCGATGCCTTAAAGGGCAATGATTTCTATTGGAGAACCAATTGCCCTTTTCCCATGAACCAAAAGATTCATTCATGATTTCATATTCTCCTTTTGAATCAAGGAAAATTAGTTTTGAATGGCCTATCTTTTTCTCAATCAGTTTTCTGATTGCCTTGTTGCCTAGCTTGAATTTGAAAGGCAAGGCTCTTAGATATTCGCGATTGAATAATCTAGTATCTGAAACCAATTTTGAAAATGGCATGTCAATCATTCCATTGTGAACAAAACATA